AGTCACTGCTAAATCTCTCTCAGGATTTGATCAATTAGTAGCACCATATTCACCAACAACAACCATAATAGTTAAAGTTGCAAGTAAAATAGGTGGGGAGCACAGATATCATGGTACAGGAAGTAGTCAAGGTTATGTTTTAGATAATGTTCAAGCACCATTTTTAACTTTAACACCTGGTAAAACATATAGGTTTGATGTATCAGATAGTTCAAATAGTAGTCACCCATTTAGATTTTATTATGATGCTGCAAAGAATACTCAGTATACATCAGGAGTTACTGTAGGATCTGGATATGTTGATTTAGAAGTAACAGATACAACACCAACTGTTCTTCATTATCAGTGTAGTTCTCATGGATACATGGGCAATGCAGTTCAGATAAACTCAAATGTTCTTGACATAACCTCCAATGCAAAAATTGTTGGAGTTTTAACTGCTACTAGTTTTGTTGGTGGATTAACAGGAGATGTTACAGGTGATCTTACTGGGGATGTTACTGGAGATGTCACAGGTGGTCTTACTGGAAATGTAACAGGTAATGTTACTGGTAATTTGACAGGAGATGTAAGTGGTAATGTTACAGGAAATGTTACTGGTAATCTAACAGGTAATGTTAATGCTTCAGGAATCTCTACATTCACAAACAATATTCAATTAAAAAGTAGTGATGGAGATCCTGCTAGAGTAGATTTTTACTGTGAAACTAGTAATGCTCACTACACAAGATTAAAGTCTGCACCACACTCAGAATATTCAGGTAATGTTTCTGTTGTTCTACCAATTAAATCAGGAGATGTAATTGTAGGTGATACCTCAGGTAATATCACTCAAAATATAAACACATCTGGTATTATCACTGCAACAAGTTTTATTGGTAATGTCACTGGTAATCTAACAGGAACTGCTTCAGCTGCCACTCTAGCCACAAATGCTCAAGGTTTAACTGGAACACCTAGCATATCTGTGGTTGATATATCCTCTAGACATATTAATTCTAGTGGTGTGGTTACTGCAACTAGTTTTGTAGGTGATGGATCACAATTAACAGGACTAAGTGGTGGTGTTTCTGGTATTAGCACAACAGGAACATCAGTATTCAATAATATAAATGCCTCTGGTATAGTTACCGCAACTACTTTTGCTGGCACAATACAGACTGCAGCACAACCAAATATTACATCTCTTGGAACCCTCTCTTCATTAAATGTATCTGGTAATGTATCAATTGGTGGAACATTAACATATGAAGATGTAACTAATATTGACTCTGTTGGTTTAATAACTGCCAGAAGTGGAATGGTGGTATCTGGTGTATCTACATTCTTAGGATCTCAGAAAGGTATTAATGTAGTTGGAGTTTCATCATTTGCTGGTGCTATCAATGCTAATGGTGGAGTAACAGGTAATCTGACAGGTAATGCAGATACAGCAACTAAACTTGCAACTGCTAGAACAATAGGTGGTGTATCCTTTGATGGTAGCGCTGCTATTAATTTACCAGGTGTTAACACTTCAGGTAATCAGGATACTTCAGGAAATGCTGCCACTGCCACTGCACTAGAAACAGCAAGAACAATAGGTGGTGTTTCATTTGATGGTAGTGCTAATATTAATTTACCAGGTGTTAATGCTTCAGGTAATCAAGATACTTCAGGTAATGCATCAACTGCTACTGTTGCAGTCAATGCTCAAGGTCTAACTGGAACACCTAATGTTCAAGTTGGCAATATAACTGTTACAGGTGATTTGACAGTTAATGGAACCACTAATTCTCAAACCTCAACTAATACAACAGTTACTGGTATTTTAACTGCCACATCAGTTAATGTTGGATCTACTGCTGCAGGTATTGGTGTAACCTTGGATCAAGGTGGTGGTGTTTTCTCAGGTATTGTTACTTCTCATACTGTAAAAGCATCAAAAGCATTATATCTTCCTTTATATACTACAACTACAAGAGATGCTGGATCTTTCACACAAGGTGCAGTAATTTTCAATACTACAACTAAAAAACTTGAATTTTATGATGGTGATAATTGGAAGTCTGTGCCAGAGGTCACAACTGGTCTTGTACTTGCATTAGACTCATAACACTATAAATAAGAACATGGATACTAGTAATCAAGTGAACGAATCTTTAAGAGATTGGTTTGGAAAATCTAAATCAAAAGATGGTAAACCAGGTTGGGTTCAAGCTGATGGATCTCCCTGTGCCAATGAAAAAGGAGAAACTAAAACTCCTAAATGTTTTTCATCTCAAAGATTAGCAAGTCTAAAAAGACAAGGTAAAAAAGGTAAAGCAAAGATAGCAGCTGCAGTTAGAAGAAAGAGAGAACAAGATCCAGGTCAACAGCAAAAGTCTGGAGCAGCAAAACCTACAATGGTAAAAACATTTGCTAAGAAGAAAGATTATAAATCTCATCCTAGTGGAGATCAGTCAGGAACTAAGTCTGAATCATATAGTAGTCCTATGGTAAAGAGGGTTATAGAAAGAGCAGAGGTAGCAAAAGAATTAAAGACTTTTGAAGAAAACAATACTTTTAATAATCCTAAACTATGGGATAGAGCAAAAAAATTAGCAGAAGAGAAATTTAGTTTCTATTCACATGAAGCACATGATTGGTCATGTAAGTGGTACAAACAGAAGGGTGGAACTTGGGATAACATAAGTGAAGCAGGTGTCATGATGTCTCCTCAAGAACTAGAGATCTCTAAGAAGATGGCTAGATTAAATGTGAGGTTAGCAAAGAAAAGAAAAGAGACTTTAGATAAGACAGATACACAGGATACTGATACTACTAAGACTGCTGAGAAAATGGATGAAGCAGCAAGAATACCAACTCAACATGGAAATGTATATGACTTAACTTTCACTTGGAGAGGAAAGATGTATGCTATAAAAATGTTCTTTCCTAAAGTATCTAAACCACAAAAAGCAGAAGTTCAAAATGCTTTGACTAAGATATATCCTGGTTCAGTTTTAAAAAGATTTCAAGTAACATCATTTGATTCAAGTGATTCTTATATTCATGTTGGAACAGATGATATGAAAGAAGATTGGCAGAAAGTTAATCGCAAAGATAAAACAGATGGATTAAGTCAGAAAGCAGTTGATGCATATAGAAGAGAAAATCCTGGTTCTAAGTTGAAAACAGCAGTTACAACTAAACCATCAAAACTTAAAAAAGGATCTAAGTCTGCAAAGAGAAGATTATCATTCTGCAGAAGAATGAAAGGAATGAAGAAGAGACTTACATCTGCTAAAACTGCAAGAGATCCAGATTCAAGAATAAATAAAGCACTTAGACGTTGGAATTGCTGATCTAAATTATTATGAGTGAAATCTATCTTGGTAATCCTAATTTAAAAAAAGCAAATACTCAAATTGAGTTTACAAAAGAAAATGTAGCTGAGTATTTAAAATGTAAAGATGATCCTGTTTACTTTGCCATGAACTATGTGAAGATCGTGACTCTTGATGAGGGTCTTAAATCTTTTGCACCATATGATTTTCAAGAGAAGTTAATTAATAATTTTCATGATAATAGATTTAACATTTGTAAAATGCCTAGACAGACAGGTAAATCTACAACTGTTATATCATATCTATTGCATTATGTTGTTTTTAATGATAGTGTAAATGTAGGTATTCTTGCAAACAAAGCTGCAACTGCAAGAGAATTATTAGGTAGATTGCAAACTGCATATGAAAACTTACCTAAATGGATGCAGCAAGGTATATTATCTTGGAATAGAGGATCACTGGAGTTAGAAAATGGATCAAAAATCTTGGCAGCATCTACCTCTGCCTCTGCAGTTAGAGGTATGTCTTTCAACATTCTTTTTCTGGATGAGTTCGCCTTTGTTCCTAATCATATTGCTGACTCGTTCTTTGCCTCTGTATATCCTACTATTACTTCTGGCCAAAACACCAAAGTCATCATAGTTTCTACTCCTCATGGAATGAACCACTTCTATAGGATGTGGCATGATGCAGAAAAAGGAAAAAATGAATATGTTCCCACTGATGTTCACTGGTCTCAAGTTCCTGGTAGAGATGAGATATGGAAAGAGCAAACAATTGCTAACACATCAGAACAGCAATTTAAGATTGAGTTTGAGTGTGAATTTTTAGGATCAGTTGATACTTTAATAGCACCTAGCAAATTAAAGAGTTTGGTATATGATACACCACTAACACATAATGCAGGTTTAGATGTATTTGAACAATCAAAAGAAAACCATGATTACATCACTACAGTTGATGTTGCCAGAGGAGTTGGAAATGATTATTCTGCATTTGTAGTTGTTGATATCACAGAGTTTCCTCATAGAATAGTTGCAAAGTATAGGGATAATCAAATCAAACC